GTGGTAAAAAAGTAGGCTCACTATTCAAGGGTAAAAAAACTAAAGCCCCATATGCTAATAGCATTAATGAAAGTGCTGAACTAAGTGAAGCACAACTAGAAGAAGATGATATTATCGTTGTTCCTGGTCAAGGTCGTAGTCGTAAAAATGGATTTGTGCCACATGGTAAAAGTCGTGTAGACCATGAAGTTGAGATGGCACGTAGTGATTTATTTTCAGCCGCTAAGAATGCAAAGCAAGTATATGAAATGATCCAAGATGTTTCAGAAGAAGAAGGGCTTGATGGTTGGGTACAAGAAAAGATTATTAAAGCCAATGATTATCTAAACACTATACGTGAATACTTAGAAGGTAAACAAGTTCAAGGTGTGAATGAAGGTATGCCAGCTGATAATGATATGGGTTCTACCACTAGTGGTGCTAAAATGACACTAGGTCAATGGAAACAAATGTGGATGAAGAAGATGCCAAACGCTGACTTTGCCGCAATGTTTAGAGCACCTCCTAATATGCGAGGTAGTGCTATTGCTTACTTTGATGGTTGGATGAACAATCCTGATGCTAGATGGGATCCGCAACGAGGTGTATCAGAAGGTTCACAAAGAGGTGATACACTAGTTACTGACTCATTAAAAATAATGCGTGGTCCAGAAGTAGCTGATGCTATCAAGGCATTAAAGACTGTTCTAGGAGATAGAGAATACAATAGTCGTCGTGGTTTTTATAATTTCTATGTTAAACAAATTCTTGATACGTATGGTCAGCAAGGTATGAATGAAGGCGCTAAAGTAGATAGAATGGTTAAGCACATTGAAAAGTCCGAAAAGAAATTAGGTAAAAGTAAAGACGAAGCAGAGAACATTGCATGGGCAACAGCTAACAAACGTGGCATGTTAAATAACAAGAATAAGAAAGCGTAATATGAGCAATATTCTTAAAGGTATAATAAACGAAGTTGATCCACATAACTATGACAGTGATTGGGATTATCAGGATGCGGTAGCACGTAGTGGCAAATCACGTTCTAGTTATCGTTCACAAGAAGATGATACATCTGATGCTGATATTGAATACTCTAAAAAGATGTATCAACTAAGCCAAAAACAAAAACGTGACAGTGACCATGATAGATTAGCAACTGGTACTAATGAAGATAATACCACTCAAACTAGAATGAGAATGAATGATTATTATGATGTAGCTGATGCTCTTCAGGAAAAGCTTAAACAAGCAATTAAGCTGGGTAATGACGAACTTGTACATGAATTATCTAAAGAACGTGCTGACTTAGATGCACGTGTTAAAAAATATGGATTAGTTCCCGAAGATGTAGTAGAAGGATCTAAAAAAGAAGAAGAATACGGTCCTGAATGGGATGCAAAAGTAAAACGTATAGGTCAAATAGCTAAAGAAGGTCCTCGTAAAACTGTTTGGGATCCTGTCAAGCGTGTTTATAAAACGGTTCCAGTTAAACAATCTGGCATTAAACAAGGTATAAATGAATTTTCCCCTATTAAACCCCCTACTGCCGGAGCATTTGGTGGCAATAAAGATTATGGTCAGCCCACTAGTTCACGTTACTTGGGCAACAACAAGTTTGTGCTAGGCACTACCAACAACTATGTGTTGACCGCAACTGTGGACAAATGGGGCCTGGAATGGGACGAGGACGATGAAATATGGTTCTTAGACAGTCCTGGTGCTGTGTACATTGCTGATGCTACTGAAGGTGAAATAGAATTACCTTCTCCACAAGAACAAAGAAATCAAATACACGATTTGGTAAGTGATTATCTTAACGCTAGAAATTCTGCCGACTTACAAAAGGTAGCCGCATATTTTGGTCATAGTCCTGATGGTGAAATGGCAACAAATGAAGCTGTTTCAGGAAATAGATTTAACAGTAAACAAGAAGTTATTAATCATTTTGTTAAAAACGGTAAAAGTGCGGCAGCAGGCGCAGCGGCATGGGAACGTGGTTATAGAGGTTCATCTAAGAAACCAATAGAGTTAAAAAAACCACCACAAAGAAGTTACCATGATGAACTAGATGACAAACGTTATGATACATTTGAAAACTTAGGTGATCAATTAAAATCTAAATCATTAGAAGCATTAATGCAACTTAAGCAACAAATTGAACAAAAAAGTATGGATGATTTAGCTCAATGGGAACAAGATTTTAGAAATAATGTTGCTAATAAGATGAGAAGTCAACCAATACTTCCACCAGAAGCAACCCCAGTTGCACAGCCCGGTGAGAAACATTCTATATTAAAATCTAGATTAGCACAATTGAATAATGCTATTCAGAAACAAGAACTATTAGATAAGTTAGTTGATAGATTAGACCGTAAAGGTTTAATGACTCCTGCAATGCAGAATGATACCGATACTAGTATGCACGTTAAGTATGGTGCAAAAGATAACTATCAATCATTAAATAAAAAGTTAGACAATGCTATTTCAATGTTACAGGATAGATTGTATATACGTAAAAAGTCAGGTTTGAAAGAAGTACATGATGAGCGTGATGAATATGATAATCCTAGACAAGGTAGAGATTATGGCAAAGGCAATCTATTTGTAGATCCAGGCTCAAATGAATTTAAGAAAGAAGTACATCTTGGCGCTAATGACGGTGAACGAGGCAGACCTAAAAATCTAAAAGGTGTTTCAAAAGCATTGCCAGCTGATGCGTTTGGTCGTACTACAGGTAAGATTCCGGATAGTGCAAGACCTACGTCAAATCCAGATCCCTTTCCTCCAGTTAAGATTTTAAAAAATCACGAAAAGTGGATATATCCTCCTAAATCAAAGAAAAGTGTGGATGAAGCTGATATGAGCCGTAGAGGATTTTTAGGAAACGTAGGTAAGGCAGCCGGTGCTGGCGCATTAGCTGCCGCAGGATTAGGTGGTGCAGGTAATGCTCAGGCATTTAAGGGAACACTTCCCGCACGTGCTCCTCGTATCTCTGAAGATGAGGCCGAAGCTCAACTTAAAGAATTAAAAAGTACAGCATATAAAGAGTTAGCAAGTATGGTATGGGGTGCATGGCCTAGTATACTGGATACGACTTTTGGTGTTGGCACACCTGCAGATAAGCCAGCAACACCTGAACAAATTGGTAAAATGTTAGGATACAGATTAGCTGAATATGCTGAAGAATATAGACAAAAAGTTAGAGCAGTTAAAGTAGCAGCCGGAGTAAGAGATCCTCAAAGTTTAAATAAAACAACTGCCGCAATTTATGTTAATGAACAAGAGATGGATGAGGGCTGGAGTCAAAAGTATAAAAGTAGTATCAACTGTAGTCATCCTAAAGGTTTTAGTCAAAAGGCGCATTGTGCTGGTAAAAAAAAACACAATGAAAGTATTGACAATGTTATGGAGATGACTTGTCCTGATTGTGGTATGTGTGAAACTCACGGTGACAATTCAAAAGATCAATTAGATGAATTGAAATGCTGGTCTGGTTATCATAGAGTTGCTGGTACAAAAGCTGGCTTTCCAGGTAGTTGTGCAAAAAATAAAACTAATGAAGAACAACATAGTTGCCCACACTGTGGTGGCGAAATGGTTAGTGAAGAATTAATGAACGAAAAGAAAGATGCTTGCTACTACAAAGTTAAGAGCCGTTATAAAGTATGGCCAAGTGCTTATGCCAGTGGTGCATTAGTTAAATGTCGTAAAAAAGGCGCAAGCAACTGGGGCACAGGCGGAAAGAAAAATGAAAGCTCTATACTAGAGGGTATTGAACAAGCAGATGAAAGTTTGCACGATTGGTTCAATAAAGAAAAATGGGTTCGTATGGATACTAAAGGAAACATTAAAGGTCCATGTGCAAAAGAACCAGGAGAAGGCAAACCAAAATGTTTGCCACAAAGTAAAGCACATAGTCTAGGTAAAAAGGGTCGTGCTAGTGCCGCTCAACGTAAGCGTAGAGAAGATCCTAATCCAGAGCGTAGTGGTAAAGCTATCAATGTTGATACAAAGAAAAGTAAAGGTTAATAATGTTATCAGATAATTTAAAAGTACTATTAGCTAGTACACAAAGTTTTGCTATCAAAACACAAAACTTCCATTGGAATACAGAAGGAAGTAATTTCCCACAATATCACAAATTCTTTAATACATTGTACAAAGATGTAAATGCCACTATTGATCCTATTGCTGAATATATCAGAATCTTAGGTCACTATACTCCTGGCAGTTTGTCACGTTATACTGAATTAAGTATCATACAAGACCAAACTAAAGTGCCAAGAGCAGAACTTATGTTTGTTGAGTTACTACAAAATTGTGAAACAATGTCAGAACTTGTTGTTGCTATGTTTGACGAAGCTACAAATGAACGTCAGCAGGGTATTGCTAACTACATGGCTGAATTACAAGACTTATACGGTAAGAAAGCATGGTTCATTCGTTCTACATTAAAAAGAGAACGTGAGTAATGAGGGCAACAGAATTTATTAATAAGGAAATACCTTTTGCAGACGGGTATTTGGTTGTGAGCAAACACTTTATTAATGATAGAAGTGATGGTTCCAATCGTAACATTCCTATAGAAAAAGTCCTTCGAGTTTTACATAAGTTAGAAACTACACGTGGACATGAACTAATGAAAATGCCATATATTACTTTTGCAGTTAAAACTCCTGATTTAGGAGTAGCAGTAGCCAAACAAAAAGATAATCAAGGTGAAAATGCATATATTGTATTAACAGCACATCCTACGTTACAATTATCACCGGATGAGGATGTATTTTATTTAGAAGAACAAGAAAATCCTAAAATAGATTTGACACCAAACTATCCTAACTATGAAGTATTAGTGGGAGAGTTTATTGGCATGAAAAAGAATAGAGCAAGATTCTTAATTGTAGCATCTGAACTTAAGCCAGGGGTACGTGAGACAGATAAGATATTTAGAGCAAAAACAACTAATACTCCAATCAGTGTTGAAATAAGTAAAGTACGTAATCGTACAGTAGTAGGATAAACATGAAAAAAATATTAATAGCAATAACACTAACATTAACAACTATGGTAGTATTTGCTCAAAAACAAAAGCCAATGAATATATATGACTTCCCAATCACTAGAGTTATTGATGGAGATACTGTAGCATTTCAAGCAACATTTTTACCCCCACCGTTAAAACAAGAATTAAGTATTCGTGTGTTTGGTGTTGATACACCTGAAAAAGGTCATAGAGCGCAATGTCCAAGTGAAGATCAACGTGGTCAGGCTGCTTCTGCATTTACAAAGAATGCTATAGCTAAAGCACAGAAACGTCAAGTAGCTATTGCCGATTGGGATAAGTATGGTGGACGTGTATTGGGTGATATAATACTTGATGGACAAAGTTTAAGAATGATGTTAATACAGAATGGATTTGCAAGAGAATACTACGGAGAAGCTAAAACTTCTTGGTGTAACTAACACACCTTAGGACCGGTACTAGTTACCGTGGTGTAGGCGGCTTCTGCCTTAAGTTATCCAATTCGCTACTGGACCTTATAAGTGAGCATAAATACTAATATGAGAGCAATAGAACTATACGAATCAGCCGCAACTGACCTAGCTAAGAAACTTCCTAGCTTAGAGAAGCACGACTATAATACCATTGATAAGTTAATGAAAAAGATAGCAAAGAAACATCGTATAACCGGTGATGCATTGCATGATTTGTTTGTTAGAAAATATCATAAGACTCCAGACAGTTGGATTAAAGACAAACTAGATGAGAATGAACAAGAAGATTTGAATAGTAATCCTATTGTAAAGAAGTTTCTTGCTTGGACAAGTAAGAAGTTGAATTTAGAAAATACTCCAAAGATAGAGTTTAGTTATGATAGCGAAGAAGCACAAGAAGGTCATCATACTGGTAGACATAATCCAGATACGGGTGAAGTATGGGTTTATTGTGCCAATAGAAATTTAGTAGATATACTACGTACGGTGTTTCATGAATTAACACATGTACGTCAGGGTGAATTAAATATGATTAAGCCCGGTGATAGTTATCCAGGTAGTCCAATAGAAGCAGAAGCAGACGTAATGGCTGGCAAGTATATTAAAATATTTGGCAAGGCCCATCCAGAAATATTTCAATAAAGAGTAACAAATGTCAATAACAATTACAGGTGGAATAACATTAAATGGTGGTGGTTGGACTATAGTTGCACCACCGGAAGGTAAAAAAGCTATATTTGGATTTGGAAATACTGGTGTTGCTAGTGTAGCAATAACTAACTTAGTAAGTAATACCGGAGTAGTTGCAACAGATACAGCAGGCGTCGGTACTGCTAGTGAGCAACGTGCGGCCTCAGGGTACGGCACAGATAAAGCTATATTTGGTTATGGAGTTACTAGTGTTAGGATATCAATAACTAATTTAGTAAGTAATACCGGAGTAGTTGCAACAGATACTTCAGGTGTTGGTACTGCTAGACGACTTTTGGCGGCCGCAGGTTATGGAACTGATAAAGCTATTTTTGGATATGGAAATACTAGTGGCGGTGATGTATCAATTACCAATTTAGTAAGTAATACAGGTGTGGTTGCTACTGATACAACAGGAGTTGGTACTGCTAGAAGTAATTTAGCAGCCGCAGGTTATGGCACAGATAAAGCTATTTTTGGTTATGGGGAAAGTCCTGCTACGGCAATAACTAATCTAGTATCAAACACAGGCGTAGTTGCAACAGATACTTCAGGAGTTGGTGTTGCTAGATTCGGATTAGCAGCCGCAGGTTATGGAGGGGATAAAGCTATATTTGGCTATGGATTGGCAGCATCGCCATTTGGGGCTACCGCTATAACCAGCCTAGTATCAAATACGGGTGTTGTTGCATCAGATACAACTGGTGTCGGTACTGCTAGATATTATCTTGCAGCCGCAGGTTATGGCACTGATAAAGCTATTTTTGGTTATGGTAATGGTCCAGTATCAATGACCAACTTAGTATCAAACACCGGGGTAGTTGCTACAGATACTACAGGGGTAGGTACTGCTAGAACTACATTATCGGCCGCAAGTTACGGTTAAACAAAAATCATACACATTAAAAGAAAAGTAATAAAATATGTCAATAACAATAACAGGTGGGATTTCATTTAGTGGAAGTTTAGATATAGTTGCACCACCGGCTGGTAATAAAGCTATATTTGGATATGGAAATACAGGAATTGCACCATTTAATACAGCAATAACCAACCTAGTAACAAACACCGGTGTAGTTGCAACAGATACTACAGGTGTTGGTACTGCTAGGAATGGACTTACGGCTGCTGGATATGGTACTGATAAGGCTATATTTGGATATGGGTATGCTAATCCGTCAGCACAATCAATGACTAATCTAGTATCAAATACAGGTGTTGTGGCTACAGACACTGCAGGTGTTGGTACTGCTAGAGATACACCTGCGGCCTCAGGTTATGGAACTGATAAAGCTATATTTGGATATGGACAGACGGCCGGCGGGTCAAAGCTTTCAATGACCAATCTAGTATCAAACACCGGGATAGTTGCTACTGATACTACAGGCGTTGGCACTGCTAGAAACGCACTAGCAGCCGCTAGTTATGGCACTGATAAAGCTATATTTGGATATGGAACAAGTCCTGTTACGGCAATAACCAATCTAGTATCAAATACTGGTGTTGTTGCTAATGATACTGCAGGTGTTGGTACTGCTAGATATTCATTAGCAGCCGCAGGTTATGGCACTGATAAAGCTATATTTGGATATGGTCTCGGAGGTGGTGGTTATCTATCAATGACCAATCTAGTAAGTAACACTGGTGTAGTTGCATCAGATACTACCGGAGTTGGTACTGCAAGATACGGTCCAGCGGCTGCAGTCTACGGAACTGATAAAGCTATATTTGGATATGGAAATAGTGTTGATGGTTACGTATCAGTGACCAATCTAGTATCAAATACAGGTGTAGTTGCTACTGATACAACTGGTGTTGGTACTACTAGAGGTACATTGGCGGCTGCAGCCTACGGTTCGTAAAATTAGAATTAGCATAAATACATTTATTATAAAGGAAAATAAAATGATAGACTTAGAAAACATGCCTGCTCCAACAGCAGAGGAAATTGCAGAAGCAAGAGAAAATGCATTTAATGCAGAACATCCAGCATCATGGACATGGAACGAAGAGGCAACTTCATATGTTGCTCCAGTTGCTATTCCAAGTGATGGTTATCCATACTTATGGGATGAAGCTACAACTAATTGGGTACCATTTCCGGATTATCCAAGAGATTAAAGAATGTCGGTAACATTTAGTGGTGGCGGTGTAACAATATCAGGCGGAGGATGGACTCTTACTGCCGCGCCACCGTCAACTCCAACGGCAGGATGGTTTGGTGGCGGCCTCTCGGCACCCTTTTCAACAGTAGACCGTATTACATATGCAATTGATACTGCAACAGCTAGTGTGCGTGGTCCACTTTTTCAGACCATAGCCAGGTTGGCCGCAACAGGTAATACCACTGATGGATGGTTTGGTGGTGGTACCGGCCAAGGCGGAACCCTAACATCAACAGTTAATAGAATCACATATGCAATTGATACTGCAACAGCTAGTGTACGTGGTCCACTAAGTTCGGCTAGACGATATTTAGCCGCAACCGGCAATACAACTGATGGATGGTTTGGTGGTGGTATTGATACGTTAGCTAACGTATCAACAGTAGATAGAATCACATATGCAACTGATACTGCTACAGCTAGTGTACGTGGTCCACTATCTTCGGCTAAACGATATTTGGCTGCATCCGGCAATACAACTGACGGATGGTTTGGTGGTGGTTTATTATCGGTATCCCTTTCAACTGTAGCACGAATCACATATGCAACTGATACTGCAACAGCTAGTGTTCGTGGTCCACTAAGTTCTGCTAAATATGGCCTTGCCGCAACCGGTAATACTACATATGGTTGGTTTGGTGGTGGGTATATGCCTGGCACCGGCGTCGCCGGCGGTATTTCAACGGTAGATAGAATCACATATGCAACTGATACTGCTACAGCTAGTGTACGTGGTCCACTATCTTCGTCTAGACGATATTTGGCTGCATCCGGCAATACAACTGACGGATGGTTTGGCGGTGGTGTTGGGATCGGTGGACCTAGCGTATCAACGGTAGATAGAATCACATATGCAACAGATACTGCAACTGCAAGTGTACGTGGTCCACTTAGTTTAGCTAGACATGCTTTGGCATCAGCTTCCGGCATACAATAATAATATAAAGATTTAAAAAGAATGAGTATAACAATAACAGGTGGATTTACAGCAACAGGCGGAGGATGGACGCTTGAGGCACCACCAGCTGGGGTAAAGGCTATATTTGGATACGGCTATGATGGCGCCGGTACATCAGTAACCAATCTGGTATCAACCACCGGTGTAGTATCTACTGATACTGCAGGTGTCGGTACTGCTAGATGGTATCTTGCAGCCGCAGGTTACGGTACTGATAAAGCTATATTTGGATACGGAAACACTAGTGGTGGATTAGTATCAATAACCAATCTAGTAAGTAATACAGGCGTTGTTGCTACCGACACTGCAGGCGTCGGTACTGTTAGACGAAGCCTTGCAGCCGCAGGTTACGGTACAGATAAAGCTATTTTTGGATATGGAATTATTACAGGAGGTACTACTGCTGTATCAATGACTAATCTAGTATCAAACACCGGCGTTGTGGCTGGTGATACATCAGGAGTGGGTACTGCTAGATATACATTAGCGGCCGCAGGTTATGGAACAGATAAAGCTATATTTGGATATGGATTTTCGCTGACGCTTGGAACAAATGTGTCCATGACTAATTTGGTATCAAACACCGGTGTAGTTGCTAGTGATACAACAGGTGTTGGCACTGCTAGAGAAAGTTTAGCAGCCGCAGGTTATGGAACTGATAAAGCTATATTTGGTTATGGTTATTCATCTGATAGAACATCAATTACAAACCTAGTATCAAATACCGGTGTTGTTGCTAGTGATACAACTGGTGTTGGTACTGCTAGACATAGTCTTGCGGCCGCAGGCTATAGTACTGATAAAGCTATATTTGGATATGGAAATAGTGGATCATTTACTGCAATAACCAACCTAGTATCAAATACCGGTGTAGTAGCAACAGATACTGCAGGCGTAGGTACTGCTAGATTATATCTTGCAGCCGCAAGTTACGGTTAAACAACAATTTACCATAATCATTGCTAACTAAATCATTCTATGTTACAATAGATAAATGATTAAGTTAACAGTACCCTTACCCAAAAGTATCACAATCGCATTCAGTGGAGGTGTTGACTCTTGCGCTATAGTTGACTTTCTAAGTCGTAAACATAATGTCTCTTGCGCTTACTTTCATCATGGCACTGAACATAGTAACAAAGCACTAGAATTTGTATCTAAATTCTGTGAGGATAGAACTATCCCATTATATTTAGGTGTGCTAAATCGGGAAAAACCCAAATCAATGAGTCAAGAAGAATTCTGGAGAGAAGAACGCTATCAATATTTTGCTACTCACGGCCCAATCATTACTGCTCATCACTTAGATGATTGTGTAGAAACATATATCTGGTCATGTCTTCATGGTACACCCAAAGTGATTCCATTAACAAGAAATAATGTATTACGTCCATTTCTAACTACAAGAAAAGAAGATTTTATCTATTGGTGCGAAAGTCATAACATTGAATGGTGTGAGGATAAATCTAATAAAAATAACAAATATATTCGTAACTATATTCGCAATGAACTAATGCCACATGCATTAAAAGTAAATCCCGGTCTACATACTTTGGTAAAAAAGATTGTAGAAGGTAAAAAAAATACTTGACTTCCCTGCACAAGCCATGTATACTAACTAATTATTTAAGGAGAAACTATGTCGGATTATAACAGAACGTTTAATGGTGAGGCAAAAATTAAGCTTACCCAAATCGTAAATGAAGGTATGCATGTACTACATGAAATTGATACATTGAATGGTGGATTAAATGACACTATCAAGGCGGTTGCTGAGGAGCTGGAAATCAAAGCTAGTACATTAAAAAAAGCAATTAAATTGGCACACAAAGCCGGACTCACTCAAACTAACAAGGATCACGAAGATTTGAATTCCATACTTGAGGCGGTTGGAAAAACATTATAACGTTTTAAACAATCTCCAACCTTTAACAGATTTTGGAGATTGTTTTTTATTAACAAGTTGACTTACGTTCCCCCTAGAAGCTCCAGTCATCTTACAAAAATCGTAAGCAGTTGAGTGCTTTACTTCTCCGGTTGAAATATTTTCAAATATGTAAATATTATGATCAAATACAGGATTATGAGTTGCAGGATTTTTTCTTAAGTAATGATTATTTCCGGATTTTTTCTTCATTGCATCCTTATTATGCCATGGGGCATCTTTATTAGACATTCTAAGTGATTGCGCTTTCCGCCTGTTACTATCTTTCATATGATGGAATTCCCCAGATCGTTTAGCAACAATATTAGGATCCTTCATCGGGTTGTTTATAGTAAATAAAATTCCACCGCCAGTTCCTTCTTCAGGTTTTTCATTGGCCCAAAGTTTTTTACCATACTTATCAACTGAATTTACAACGTCCCATAGATCACTATAGTAACGACCTGTTTGTTTTAATTCTTCTTTTGTGGTACATTCGTGAATTATTTCACGTGATATGTCAAACCCGTGAACTTTTAAATGTCTTATCCAATATACACCGCTACCAAAATATTTATTTAAGTCTTTGGTAGTATATCCTAAATATTTTAATCCGGTTGAATTATGTGTCATGACGTAAAGTTTATAAATACTCATGCTGATTGCTCCTTGTAGCGTTAGAGTGAGTGGGTATTACCAGTACCGCGACTCACACTTATTTATCCCTTTTCAATTGAATTTACAATACTTTTAACTTATAATCAACACATGAAAGAAATATTTAATGTCATACGTTGATGCAATACACTCAAGGGATGAGGATCGTATCTACGTTGTAGAACGAGATAAAGACGGCAAGCGTCAATACAAAGAATACCCTACTAACTACGTATTGTACTATCCCGATCCTAGGGGTAAACAACGTAGTATCTATGGCGATCCAGTCAGTCGTTTTAGCACACGTAAACGACAAGAGTTTGAAAAAGAAAGACGCATCCACTCAAATAAGAAATTATTTGAAAGTGATGTTCCGGTAATCTTTCGCTGTCTAAGTGAAAACTATCTTGGCATTGATGCACCCAAACTTCATACTTGCTTCTTTGACATTGAGGTAGACTTTGATCCTGAAAAAGGTTTCAGTCCTACAAGTGATCCATTCAATCCTGTAACTGCTATCAGTTGTTACTTAGATTGGCTAGATCAATGTATTACATTAGTGATTGCTCCGAAACATATGAGCAGTGAAACAGCCCAAGAAATCACTAATGAATTTGATAATACAATGCTATTCAAATCAGAGAAGGAAATGTTTGACGTTTTCTTTCAACTTATTGAAGATGCTGATGTATTGACTGGCTGGAACTCAGAAGGATATGATATACCTTACATGGTCAATCGTGTTACTAGGGTTATGAGTAAAGATGATACACGCAAGTTTTGCTTGATGGGTCAACTGCCTAAAGCTAGAGAATACGAACGATTTGGTAAAAGTGAAACAACATATGACTTAGTAGGTCGTATTCACTTAGACTATCTACAACTATACAAAAAGTATAACTATGAAAGTCGTCATAGTTACAAACTTGATAGTATCGGTGAGATGGAAGTAGGTGAAAACAAAACTCAATATGAAGGTACTCTTGACCAACTGTATAACAAAGACTTCAAAAAGTTCATTGAATACAATAGACAAGATACTATGTTGTTGGTGAAAATTCACAACAAACTTAAGTTTTTAGAATTAGCTAATCAACTTGCACATGAGAACACAGTATTGCTTCCAACAGTAATGGGTTCAGTAGCAATGATTGAGATGGCAATTTTTAATGAAGCCCATGAACGTGGGCTTGTAGTTCCAGATAAAAAACGAAAGGTTGAAAATGAAGAAGATGTCCAGCAGGCAGCAGGTGCCTTTGTTGCTACGCCGAAAAGAGGTATGCATGAATATGTCGGAGCAGTTGACATTAACTCACTCTATCCCTCGGTTATTCGTGCCCTCAACATGGCAGGAGAAACCATCGTTGCTCAAGTCAGACAAACAATCACTGACCAATATATGCACGACAAAGGCTTACGATTAGCTAGTGAAAAGAAACGTCACAAAGAAGGTGATGATGCCGTTACAGGATCTATTCTCTGGGAAAATCTATTCGGTGCATTAGAATATACTGCAATTATGAATCAAGAACGTGGTACAATTCTTACTGTTGATTTTGAAGATGGTCGTAGTGTAGAAATGAGTGCGGCCGAAATCTGGAAGATGATATTTGATAGTCATAAGCCCTGGATGTTAAGTGCTAATGGTACAATCTTTACTTATGAAAAAGAAGGTGTAGTTCCCGGTCTACTTACACGTTGGTACTCAGATCGTAAAGAGATGCAGAAAAAACTCAAAGAAGCAACTAATACAGAGGATAGAGAGTACTGGGATAAACGACAACTTGTTCGTAAAATTTTACTTAACTCAGCATATGGTGCATTGTTAAATGAACATTGCAGATTCTATGATAAACGTATCGGTCAAAGTGTAACACTATCTGGTCGGCAGATTGTTAAACACATGATGAGTACTATCAACGAAACAGTTGAAGGTGTCTATTCTCATGACGGTAATGCTATTGTATATGGTGATACTGACTCATGCTACTTTACAGCCTATCCTACACTAAAGCCACAGATTGATAGTGGTGCATTAGAGTGGAATAAAGAAACTTGTATTGGTCTATATGATGGCATTGCTGAACAAGCAAATGAAAGTTTCCCTGCATTCATGGAGAAAGCATTTCACGCTCCAAGAAAGAACGGTGAAATTATCAAAGCTGGTCGTGAACTGATCGGTGATCGTGCTATCTTTATTGTTAAGAAACGTTATGCTATTAACATCTTTGACAAAGAAGGTAAACGTAAAGATAAAAATGGTGATTTGGGTGATATCAAAGCTATGGGTCTTGACTTGAAACGTGCTGATACTCCTAAGTATGTACAAGAGTTCTTAATGAATGTACTACAGATGGTTCTTCAACAAGGTAAAGGTCGTGATGAAGTTATTGAAGCAGTAAAAGATTTCAAACGAGTACTAACTGCACAAGATAGTTGGACTAAGGGTTCGCCTAAAGGTGTAAACAAACTTACAATGTACGGTGACTTAGAAGCTAAGAGTAGTACAGGTCGTGCAAATATGCCCGGTCACGTAAGAGCCGCACTTAACTACAATTACTTGCGTAGAGTAAACGGTGATCAATATAGTCAAAAGATTATTGATGGTATGAAGGTTGTAGTATGTAAACTTAAAAGTAATCCATTAGGGTTTACCAGTGTAGCATATCCCGTAGATGAATTACGTTTGCCCAAATGGTTTACAGAGTTACCATTTGATGATTCAGCTATGGAACAAACATTAGTAGATGAGAAGATAGATAACTTATTGGGTGTACTTGGTTGGGATATTCGTAGCAATACAGATACCAATAGTACATTTGATGATTTATTTGTTTTCGGTTAAATTGGTGTTGCAATTCGTAATATATTCCTATATAATACGTATCACAACTACCTAAATAGTTAAAACAAAGGAAAAATATGAAAGATAATTTACAAGATTTAATTCAACATACGCATGGCTTAGGCTGTATTGAGTTGATTAAAGTCAGTGGAACTGACACAGAGACAACTGTAAACGCAGTAGCAGAAGATAAATCTGTTATCGTTAGTGGTGTGCTTAAACATCCTAGCGCAGAGTTTATAGGAACTTTCGGTATGCCTAACTTAGGTAAACTAAAAACAATTCTAGGCTTTGATGATTATGATGAGCATAGTAAAATCACTGTTACACGTGTCAAAAAAGACGGAGTTGATGTACCGGAATATATTCACTTTGAAACAAAAGCAGGTGATTTCGTTAACGATTATCGTTTGATGAGTAAAGCTATTGCGGATGAGAAAGTTAAGACTGTAATGTTCAAGGGTACTACTTGGGGTGTTGAATTTGAACCTACTATTGCTGGCATTCAACGACTAAAGCGTCAAGCAAGTGCTAATAGTGAAGAAAAGAACTTTACTACTAAAACAGAAAACGGTAACTTAATGGTTTACTTCGGTGATCCGTCAACTCACTCAGGTAACTTTGTGTTTCATCCCGGTGTTACTGGTACGTTGAATAAAGCATGGATGTGGCCTGTTAAAGAGTTCTTAAGCATCATGGATCTACCCGGCGATAAGATTATTCGTATCGGTGATGCAGGTGCAACAGAGATTGTAGTTGACAGTGGTTTAGCAGTTTATCGTTACTTACTCCCAGCACAAGCGAAATAATGGAACAAGATAATCTATCAGCAAAACAAAACCCAGATTGGGCATTGTTCTTACCCGCAGTCAGTAGTTTCTATATCTCTGGCTTG